CTCATATTCCACTTCACTAGATTGCAGCCAGAGTTCCGACAGCCACTCCGATGAACGTCGCCAACACGATGCGCCCCGAGCGGATGCGCGGCGCCGAGCACTCGATGCAGTACGGGTGGCGGTGAGGCCACGCTTCCAGCACGGTGCGGGGGTAGCGGCGGGTGGTGGGGGTCATTACTTGTACCTCTCTGCCAGCATGGCGTCGGCAATGTCATAGCAGCGTTTGGCCAAGCGTTTTTCGTCGTCCCAATTGAATTCTGGCGCCGCGCAAAACCCTTGAAGCACTTTTGCCGCGAAGTAATCGCGCAGGTCCATGCCTGCATCGCTGCCGTAATCGTCGTAGTTCTCTGGCGTCGTTGGAAACGCCGGCCCTCCGGTGTCTTTCATCTCTGCTGCTCCTTCTCAAACGCCTCGACGTCCTTCAACCAATAGAACACCTTCAGCGGCCCCAGGCGAAACCACTGCGGCCCGATCCCGCGCCGCCGCCAATCCCGCAAGGTCGGCTCGCTCAGGCGCAGGCGCTTTGCGACCTCTGCGGTCGTCAAACGCACTGGTGTTTCCATCAGATCACCCCCTCTTCTGCCTCGATGATATCGGGCTCCTCGCGGGCCTGGCGCTCGCGTTCCATTTCCTGCTTGATCTCGTCGACGCGCTTCTTGGCGGCCTCGACCACGCGGGTGCGCTCGGCGCCCTTGGGCATACGCGAGATGTCGGCCCGCAGGAGTTCCATGCCCTCGATCGTGGCGGTCAGCGCAATGCGCTCCAGCAGCGATTCGACGTCCACGACGACCTCTGCCATCTCCACGGGCGCTGCGGGCGATTCTGGGGCGTTCTGACGCGCCTGGGGGGCGGCGCGCGGGGGATCCATATCCTGGACTTCCTCCGGGGTGTAGGTGCCCACAGTCACGCCCGGATAGACCGTGCGGATGCCCTCAGAGATGCAGCGCGAGCGCAGCATCTGGCGGGGGTAGGACCGCCACGTCGGGTTCTTCGTTAGACCGGCGTCCTGTGCCATCTTCGTCGTCCACGCGACTTCGACGCTGCCGCCAGACGGGTGCGAGAACTTGCCGACCACCTTGGTGTCGGTGTACTCGCCCCACTCCACCTTGCCGCCTGCGGACTGGAAGCGGGCCAGCATGGCGTCGGCACGCAGGGCTGGGCGGCCGTTGATGACGTGGTAATCGCGGGCGGCGATTGCCGGGTGCAGGCCCTCGGCCTGGGCGATTAGCATTAAAGCCATCGCCTGGTCTGGGGTTTTCACGCCAAACAGGCCGCTGCGGGCCACGCTCAAGGCCATGCGTTCGATTTGGTCTACGGGTACGAGTGCGGTCATTGGTGTTCTCCGAAATGGGGCGGTTTCCCGCCCCGTGGGTTCAGTCGGTCAGGCCTGCGGATTCGTCGGCGGGAATCGCCTCGCGGTAGCCCACTGTCTCCACCGGGCATCCTGCGGCCATCAGTTCGATGATGTCGTCGTGCGTGGCCGGACGGACCTGCAGCGTGGGCATGCAGTGCTTGATCGCCTCAGCGGGCGTGTAGGCGCGCACCAGACGGTCCTCCTGCCCGGTTTCGGTGACGACGTAGGTCTTCAGCGTCCGAACGTACTTGCGCTTCTCAGTTTTCATTTCTTGCTTTCCGCGAGACGCCGCAGCGCCTCGACTTGGGTGCCGACCTCTGCCAGAAACGAAGTGACGCGACGCTCGAGGTCGGCGATGAACGCCTCGTCACGTTGGATACGCTGGACGTGCAACTGCAGTTCAGCAGGCATCCGGGGATCGTAGGAAACGAAATCGCACCACTCGCGGCCAGTGATCCACATCTGGCCCTGCACCTGCGGAATGTGATCTGCAGGCATGCCGTTCAGCAGGGTCTCGATATGCACGGCGGTGCCGTACGGGCACTTAATCTCGATCAGGCCGTCCCAGTCCACCAGGCCGTCAGGCGAACAGCCTGCCATCAGGGTGTCGTGCGCAACGAAGCCGGTCTCTTCTACGATGCGCCCGGTGGCGCGCTCGTAGGCAGCGCGTGCTGCGGGCTCCTGCTCGGTGCCCCAGTTCATCGCGGCGTTCTGGAAGCGCTGGATCGGCTGCTGCGTCAGGCGCTCGACTACTAGTTCCGTCAGGTAGTCGCGCTGGGCCTGCGCTGGGGCGCCAGATTTCAGCGAGGCGATGGCGTCGCGGAACCGGCTGGCCGTGACCTTGCCGAGTCTGGCGGCGTACCAGTCTTCGGTGCGCTGGTCGGAGGTTTCGAGGATCATGCGGCCTCCGATGGCGGCTGAATGCGCGGCTGCTGGTGCTGGTACTGGGGCAAATTGAACTCCTTCGTTGCATCCTGAAACTCCCGCGTCAGGACCGATACCAGCCTGCGCTGAACCTGCTGCTTGTGCATCAGCACAGGGTCGTCGGTCACCACCCTGTCGCCGCGCCGGGCAGACCGCAGGATCTTCTTCATGCCGGATTTGCTGCCGTTGATGCCGGCGTCGATGCGCTCCTGAGCGTTCAACACGCGGTAGCCGTAGCCATGAACCGACCCCAGATCGACGTCGTGCCGCTCCAGCAGAACCTTGCGCCACGCTGCGACAACGGTCTTGTATCTGCTGTCGCTGGGGCTGACGTTCTCAATCGCCGAAGCGATTTCGTCGTGCGAGATCTCGGCGCCCTCAGATGGAGTGCCAAATGCCTCGATCAGCTTGCGCACATCGGCGCCCGTGGCCGATCCTTTGTGGAAAACAACTGCCATTTCTGCCACCTCACAGTGCGGTCACGGTTGCCTTGAACATGCCCCACGAACCCGGCGTCTTCGCGCCAGGACGCCAATCGCCGAGGCCCTTGTACCGGCCAGCAAGCGCCAGGATTTCCTTCAGAACCTTCTCTGTGATCTGTTCGTCCCAGACGTTGATCGTGCCACTGATTGCCCAGCGATCGAAGCACGGGCGCACCCGAATGTGTTTCGCCTGCCCGATCTTTGCGCGCTTGACGTGCAAACGGAAGCCCAAGTCGATCGCTTTCGCCTTGTGGTCAGCGAAATCCTTGACGGTCATCAGGGCCTTGATCTCTGACATCGGCACCGTCTTGCCGTCAATCGTCAGGGGCCAGAACGGCTCCTCGACCATCATGCCGCTCTGCGTCTGCGACTTGAATGTTTTGCTGCCCTTGGCGCCAGGAACCGGCACCATGCCGCCGCCCTCCATGATGCAGCGCATCAGGTTGTCCGAGGGCATCGCCACGATTTGCTCGTCGTGATACAGGCTGCCGATCCAGCGGAACGCCGGGCTGCGATCGTCGCCCGCCTTGCTGGACTTCTTGTTGGCCGCGTCGGCCTTCCACTCGTCCATCATGTCGGACCACTCGATGTTGTCCTGATGCATGAGAAGCGCCGTGTCGCCGACGATTTCAATTGCGTAACTCTTCATGTGTCTCTCCAGTTGATGATGCGCATTGCGCCCGTGCCATGACCTGCCTTGCCGCGCCAAACCTAGCCCGACCGTGCAACGCCACTTTGGTGTTTCCACCGGGAGGGGCAGCACGCCGCCCAACCCGCTGTAAACAGCCCTTGCCTAGCCTTACCCTGCCGAGCCTCGCCTTGCCAGGCCGTGCCTTGCCTGGCCACTTTGGTGTTTCCACCGGGATAACCAGCACGCCGATTACCCCGCTGAGAACAGCCCTTGCCGAACCCCGCCCTGCCAAGCCCTGCCCGACCATGCCTGGCCGCTCCTCGTTGGTGCAACCGCACCGGGAAGAGCGGCACGCCGCCCAACCCGCTGCATTCGCAGCCCTTGCCTCACCACGCCCCGCCTGGCCAGACCTAGCCCTGCCAAACCTAGCCCGACCGCGCGGGTGTTTCAAAACTTACGCCTCCACCTCCACGTCGCCCTTGATGCGATCCAGCCGCATCTTCAGCAGTTCGACCTGAAAGCCGGCCTGAGCCCACAGGCGCCCGACCTGTTCTGGCGTCGGGCTAACAGGCATTGTCGAGACCTCGACCAAAATCGCGTAGATCTCCAGCATTTGTGACATCGGTAGCATCTGTCTCTCCTCAGTACCAGTGGTCCGCATCATCGAGATCCTTCTCGGGCGGCTCAAAGTTGTCGTAGCGCTGCGAATCGTAGATGTCCCACGCCTCGTCCTCGATGCGCTGCTCCATCGCAGCGGCAGCGCGCACGCGCATCTCTGCGGCAGCGGCCAGCACCTGCTGATCCGTGCCGTTGAACAGAGCCACCAGCAGTGCGCGCGTGCTGGCCTTGGGTGCGTCGAGCTTGCTGACGTCGATGCTGACGTCAGGGCCATTGCCCAGCGCCTCGCTCAGCCACTCGTCCAGGTCGAGAGCGTGCGAGAACACGCGCTGCTGCGCCTCGTCGTAGACCTCATCGGGGAGGTCGTAGGATGGCGTGCGCGGGTCGGCGGGATGCCTGTGATACGGGCCGTAATCGGGATCGTAAGATCCGAAGCGGGGTTCGTGTCTCATGTCTGCTCCTGTTTTGTGTGCTGACGGCGCAAGTGTAGTCCCACGCCGATCGATACGTCAAGCGCAGAATCTCCTATTCCCGACAAAAATAGCAGGGATTTCGGAGGGGCGCGAAAGCGGGGCTATGATCGCGTCCCCATGCTGCACTACCACGGCACACCGATCACACCGAAGCACGCGCTGGACGCGATGGCGGGGCAGCACTTCTGCGTCAGCTACTTTCGGCCCGACAGCCTGAAGACCTGCTTGC